TCCTGACTCTCGATTGAGACACAGGGGCCCGAGGGACCCTGTGGAGCATTTCTTTAACAAACGCTGGCAAGACTTGGAGCAAGAATTGCCTGGCGTCGGAGAACGGTTCCAAAGCTATTTGCAGGAAGGGACGTTGTACGTGCTTGATAATATCAAGCACGTTCCCATCCTCCCAATAGCAGCCGAGGAGCGGGGGTTGAAAACTAGGTTTCCTACTTGTTCTTTAACAGCAGTTAACCTGGTTCAGCAAATCTTACGTCGTGTCATTGACCACGTAATGATTAACGATCCCCGTTTCTCGGAAGCTCTTGGAGGTCCAAAAGATGTTTCCATGGAGGGGGAATCGGGCCCGTGGTACAGTCAAGACTGCACTGCGGCCACCGATTTCCACCCCCAATGGTTAACCCAGACGGTGTACGAAGAGTTAGCGGAACGCTACTCTGCCTTAAGGCCTTACGTCAAGTACTATGACTTGTTGTTCGGCCCGAAGAAAATCGTTACAGGAAATCCTGTCGATTTTGTACCTTTGGGGCTCTTTCGGAATTATCCTAAAGCTCCGCTGTTAACGGATCCTGTGGAAGCCGGAAAAATTTCCCGTCTCCGAAAGGACCCTGAAGGAGGTCACGCAACCATCATTCTAGAAATCTGGAATGATTGGATTAGTGACATCAACAGCTGGAAAGGTACGATTACGACCACGGGGCAGATGATGGGTGATCCCACATCTTTTCCCCCGTTAATGCTTGTTTCTCTGTGTTCCGCAGAGGAGGCATTAAAGGTTTACCCTTACACTCCAAAGGAGCGTAAGCGGTTTTACCCTGGTTTGAATCGTACCGACGCCAAATTAAAAGGGTGTGGCGATGACGCCACAATTCCTAGGTGGAATCCAGACCGCAGGAAACGTTATGATATAACGCTTCTCGAGTTGGGGGCGACTTTGTCGCTCCCAAAGTGTTTCTATCACCCCACGAGGGCCCTCCTTGCGGAGGTGCCCCTCGAGGCTGGTTTCAAGAAACCCTTCTGGCCCCTGTCTGTTTTGGCGGCACCCCCGGGAGGTTCGAAAGGTCATGTGACCTGGGTGTCTCAGGCATCCGCCTTTGGCGGAGACCCTACGAGACCCACTCGAAAAATCCCGAAATTCTTTTGGAAGTTGTCCCCGTATTATTATACGTGGAAACTTGCTTACAGAATGGGTTTGCCTGTGGCAGCACCGGAGAAATATGGTGGATTGGGAGTCCCAATCTTTCCTAAAGTTTCTACGGTGTACCATGACGCTTGGCTGTCCTATATGTCGGAAAGAAAACTCGAAGAGTTAATTTGCGGCTTAGGCTTAGGCCCCATAGGTTCCGCTGGCCAGTCCTTATTGGACAGGTCGGCCAAAC